GAAAACAGTACAACATCTGGTACAGGTAATATTACACTTGCGGGTGTTGCATCTGGACAAGGTAATGTAACTTTTAACAGTGGTATCGGAACAGGTAACACAACTTACTATTGTATTTTTGAACAAGGCACAAATACATTTGAAATAGGTTTAGGAACTTTATCAGGTTCAACAACTTTGGAGAGAACAACAGTTATAAATAACTCTTCAGGAAACACATCTAAAATAAGTTTTACAGGCGGAACACTAGATGTATTTGTAACAATGCCTGCAGCAAAAACGGTTTACCTAGATGCAACAGGTACACCAGTAGGAGCAGCTTCAGCAGGATTTGCACTTGCTATGGCTGTTGCGTTATAAAGGAATAAATTATGGCACAAGATTTTAGAAACAATTTACAAAGAAACGTGGGTACATCTCCAGTAACTTTAATTACTGCTGGAGACTTTGATGCTGTTATAGGTATCAGAATTTGTAACACTACCACTGGCACTGTTTTAGCTAGTTGTCAGATTGTAAATGGTGGAAATGATCACTTCATTGCAAAAAATGTAAGTATCCCACCAAACTCTGCGATCGAGGCGGTGCAAAAATTGTTTTAGAAAATGGTGATGTACTTAAAGCTCAAAGCGATACAGCTTCGTCTTTAGATATTGTTACATCATTTATTGATACAATTAGTTCGTAGGAGGAATTATGACGGCAGTAGTAAATGGAATCCAATACATCGGAGGGCAGTTCGCTCCTGATGAATTTATAAAAAATCAAGCAGGTACAATTGATGGTACACAGACTGTTGAGAACGGTGTTCTTGCAGGACCAATAACTGTGCCTGGTACAATTACAGTAACAGGGACTTTAGTAATAGTATAATGTCAAAAATAGAAGTAGATGCAATAGATAAACAAAGTGGTTCAACCTTAACATTAGGTGGATCAGGCACAGCTGTAACTTTAGCATGTGGTGCTACTCAAACAGGTTTTGGAAGAACAGGAACTGTTGATTGGCAAACAGGAAGTATTAAAACAACGACTTTTACGGCAGTCGATGGACAAGGTTTTTTTGTAGACACAAGTTCAGGAGCTGTAACTGCAAATTTACCTTCTGGTTCTGCTGGCGCAATAGTGGCTTTTGCAGATTATACAAACACTTTTCAAAATAATAATTTAACAATATCACCCAATGGATCACAAAAAATTGGTGGAGTTAATGCAAATGTAGGTTTATCTACAGAAGGTCAATCAGTAACTTTAGTTTATGTAGATGATACTGAAGGTTGGAAAAACGTTCAGGATTCAACATCTAATGTTGTTGGTAATCCTTTTATAATTGCTACTGGTGGAACAGAAACTACTTCAGGGGACGACAAAATTCATACATTTACAGGACCAGGAACTTTCACAGTTAGTGCAATTGGATCTTCAACACCAGTTAATAAATTTTCACATATGGTGATAGCAGGTGGTGGTGGAGCAGGAACTATGGGTGGTGGTGGAGCAGGTGGATATAGAGAAGTAAAAAATCCTGAAACACCTTTTACAGCTTCACCTTTAGATGGTTTTCCAAGTGCACCAAACATAGTTACAGCATCAGTAGGATCTTTTCCAATAGCAGTAGGTGGAGGAGGTGCTGGAAATGGTGGCACTTGTGGTCAAGGAGTAAATGGTAGTAATTCAACTTTTTCAACAGTAACTTCTAATGGCGGAGGTGGAGGATCTGCGTCTAACCAAGCTGGTAGTGATGGAGGCTCTGGTGGTGGTGCAGGATATGGTGCTCCGCAGCCAGGTGGTTCAGGTAATACTCCTCCAGTAAGTCCTCCTCAAGGACAAAATGGTGGACAAGGTAATAGTGCAGGTTCTGGAGACGCACGAGGTGGAGGCGGCGGTGGAGCAGGCGCTGTAGGTGCTAATACACCTGGTACAACTGGTGGAGCAGGTGGAGCAGGAGTTACTTCAAGTATTAACGGTACACCAACTCAAAGAGCTGGCGGTGGTGGAGCTGGTGGAGATAGTAGACCACCCGGTGGTGCAACAGGAGGTGCTGGTGGTGCAGGTGGTGGCGGTGCAGGATCAAATGCAGGTAACAACCCCGGAGGAACTGCAGGAACAACAAATACAGGTGGTGGCGGTGGAGCTGCTGGATATGGACCAGGTACATTTAACACTGGTGCAGCTGGTGGTTCTGGTATAGTAATAATAAGGTACAAATTTCAATAACTATGACGAGTAAAATAAAAGTAGATAATATAAATAAAGTTTCAGATGATTCAAACATCATCAAAAAATGTGGATCAACAACAACTGTAGGATCAGGAAGTGGTAATACAATCGTTGTATGTGGTGCAACAGTAACTTTAGGTAGATGTGGTGGTACTGTGGCTCTTGCATCAGGCGCAACACAATCAGGTTTTGGAAGAACTGGAACAGTAGACTGGCAAACAGGAGATATTAAAACTGCAACTTTTACAGCATCTAGTGGAGAAGGTTATTTTTGCAATACTACATCAGGTGCTTTTGTTCTTAATTTACCTGCAGGTTCGGCAGGTGCTATCGTTTCAGTACAAGATTATAATAATACATTTGATACACATTCGCTTACAGTTACACCAAATGGCTCTGAAAAAATTAATGGTGGAGCTGGAACGTTACTTTTATCAGTTGAAGGACAAGGTGTAACTTTTGTTTATATTGATGGGACAGTCGGTTGGAGATCTGTTCAAGATAATACTTTTGCAACACAAGCTCAAAGTAGAATTGTAGCAACAGGTGGAACTATAGCAACGTGTGGTGATTTTAAAATGCACAAATTTACAGGACCAGGCACATTTTGTGTTTCATCAGGAAGTGGTCCTGTTGCAATTGTAGATTATTTTATAGTAGGTGGTGGTGGATCAGGTGGTGGCGGACAATCGCACGGTGGTGGCGGTGGTGGTGGAGGTTTTAGGTTAAATAACACTGTAGGAGCTATACCATCGCCTACTATGTCACCATTAACTGTAACTTGTGCACCTAGTGCAATACCCGTAAGTCCTGGTCCAATTAGTGTTACCGTTGGAGGAGGAGGTGCAGCAACACCACCTAGTCAACCAGGTGGTACTACTAATCAAGGTACACCTTCAGTATTTTCAACAATAACTTCCGCAGGTGGTGGCGGTGGAAATCCAGCTAATGCACCATCAGGACCTGGATCACCCCCTTCAGCAGAAACTCGTGGTGGATCTGGTGGTGGCGGTGGAGGACCTCCTAGTGGTGGAACCACTTCAGGTTTAGGTGGTATAGGAAACACTCCGCCAGTTAGTCCGCCTCAAGGAAGTCCAGGTGGTCCAGCAAATTATAATGGACCAAACTACGGATCAGGTGGTGGCGGTGGAGCAGGCGGTTCAGGCGGTGGTGGAAGTAACACCGCAGGAGGCTCTGGTGGACACGGATGTCTTGTTAGTCCAATTTATGCACCAGGATGTGCAGGAACTTCAGGACCAACACCAGGTGTAAGATATTTTTCAGGTGGTGGAGCTGGTTCATCATTTAATGGTGGTAGTCCAGGTTCAGCAAATTATGGTGGTGGAGGTCCAGGTGGAACTTATCCAACGGCAGGAACTGCGGGAACTGCAAATACTGGCGGTGGAGGCGGTGGTGGTTCTTATGGTAGTTCAACACCAGGAAGTGGTGGAGCTGGTGGATCAGGTTATGTTTTGATAAGGTATAAATTTCAATAGGTAAATTATGAGTGAAATAAAAGTAAATAAAATTAGTCCAAGAACAGCGTGTGGTACAACTACATTAGGAGATAGTGGAGATTCATTCACAATTCCTTCTGGTGTAACAATAACAAACAATGGAACGCAAGTAGGTTTTGGTAGAACAGGAACTGTTGATTGGCAAACAGGCTCAATCAAAACAGGAGACTTCACTGCTGCAAATGGTGAGGGTTATTTCGTGAATACATCAAGTGGTGGTGTAACTATGACTTTACCTGCATCACCTAGTGCTGGAAGTATAGTTTCTGTAAAAGATTATGCAAATTCATTTGGAACAAATGCTTTAACAATAGGTAGGAATGGTTCAAATATAAATGGTGATAGTGATTTTGATCCTACATTTGAAACAGATGGTACATTTTTAACTTTAATATTTGTTGATTCGACACAAGGCTGGAAAATTACAGATGATTCAACAAACGATACAAGTTTAACAAGTGCTTTAATATGTGCAACAGGAGGAACTGAAACTACAGTTTGCACTAATTTTAAAGTTCACACATTTACAGGCCCTGGGACTTTTACAGTTAATTCAGGTGGTGGTCCAATAGCGGTTGTTGATTATGTAATTGTAGCTGGTGGAGGAGGAGGTGGTGGAGAGGCCTCATCTAACGCAGGTGCTGGCGGTGGCGGTGGCGGTGGTTACAGAGAAGCAAAAGTTTCAGCAACATCTGGTTGTTGGTCAGCTTCTCCCTTGGCAGCGACAACTTCTTTACAAATGAGTCCAGGAGGATTTCCAGTTGTAGTTGGAGCAGGTGGGGCGGCAGGAGTTGGAAATACCACTTTAGCCTCTAAAGGCAGTAATTCAGTTTTTTCATCAATAACAAGTACAGGTGGTGGACACGGTGGTCATAGAGCGCCAGGAGGTGGAGCTCCATCAGCTGGTGGTCCAGGAGGATCTGGAGGTGGCGGTGGTTTAAATGCTACTGGAGGATCTGGAAACACTCCACCATTTAGTCCGCCACAAGGTCAAAACGGTGGTGGTCCAGGATCATCTCCTACTCCATCTGGAGCAGGTGGAGGTGGTGCTGGAGGAGTAGGCGCTCAAAGTACAGGTCCAGGAGGTGGCGGTGCTGGAGGTACAGGTGTTGCAGCTTCAATTACTTCATCACCCGTAACAAGATCTGGCGGTGGTGGAGGCGGTGGTCAAACTTCTCCCGGCGCGGCAGGAAGTGGTGGTGGAGGTGGAGGTGCTTCTGGTGGGGGTGCTGGTAGTGGTGCAACAGTAAACACTGGAGGTGGAGGCGGTGGAGCTTATTCAAATCCAAGTGCAAATCCAGCTAGTGGCGGAACAGGTGGATCTGGTATTGTAATAATAAGATACAAATTTCAATAGTTGAATGGTAATTAAAATTAATATATAAGGAGAAACATTATGGCACATTTTGCAAAACTAGGAGCTAACGGAAAAGTTATTCAAGTTTTAACACTTGATAACAAAGATATGTTAAATGCTGATGGTGTTGAGGATGAAACGATAGGTCAACAATATTTAGAATATCACAATAATTGGCCTGCACAGATGTGGATTCAAACTTCATACAATACAGCAAATAATAAACATAGTTCAGGTGACGATTCAAAAGCATTTAGAGGAAATTACGCAGGTATTGGTTATATTTGGGACGAAGATAATAATATTTTTTGGCCTAAAAAACCATATACATCTTGGGTTAAAGATACTGCAACTGCAAGTTGGAAATCACCAATCGGTAATGCTCCTGCTTTAACAGAAGAAGAAGTAGCGGCAAACAAACACTACGTTTGGAATGAAGAAGGTCAGTCTTGGGACTTGACAGACTTAATAATATAAATTACATTTGGTGGTGGTATGCACAAGAAAGTATTAACAGAGCAAGCTTTATATTATGGTGATGTGGCAATGCCCAAAGGTTGGGATATTGATCGAGATAAATTACAAGAAAACATTTTACAATCAACAATAACAGATTCATCTTTTCCGTTTTCAAAAAATTGGGATATGCTTAATACTTATATGAGAGATCATATAAATTTAGAATATGGATTTACTTTGATTAACAAAGAAATGTGGGGCAATATGTATAAACCACAAGAAACTACAATTCCATTATTAAATATAAATCCTGTAGATTTGCGGAACTCTCCTGACTATACATTTTTATATGGTGTGAAAGTTAAAAATTGCATAGTTCGAATTCATTATGAAGACAATAGACGTAAAGGTAGAAGCTGGGATATAGAGCTTAAAAATAATATGTTTATTATGTTTCCATCAACTAACATGTATTACATAACTAACAATCAAAAAGATCAATTAAATTTTGTTTTAACAACCACTTATGAATACATTTAATTTTATAGAAGAATATAAAATACCTAAGAAAATATGTGACGGTTTAATCGCATATCATAAAAAAAATAAAGAATACAAAAGAGAAGGAGAAACACATGGAGGAGTTGATAAGACAATAAAAGACTCAACGGATGTGCTTTTTTATAATGATACTAATAATAAAGTTATAAAAAATTTATTTCTATCTTTAACTGATTGTGTTCAAAGTTATATGAAAAAATATAATTTTATGGAAAGCCATACGATTCATACTTTTATGCTTAATATAATTCAACACTATAAAAAAGGTGGAGGCTATAAAGTAACACATTACGAAAGAGCAGATAGACATACAGCGAATAGACAACTTGTTTACATGGTTTATCTTAATACGCTTAAAAATGGTGGCACTCATTTTCCTTATCAAAACAAAACATTAAATGCTGTTAAAGGTAAATTAGTTATATGGCCAGCTGATTTTACACATCCTCATGTTGGAGTTATTTCTAACGATGAAGAAAAATACATTGCAACAGGTTGGTTTGAAATAGTATGAACATATCTAATTATTATTGGTATTTTAAATCTGCATTAACACCAAGATTTTGTGATGAAGTTATAGCTTATGCTAATGATCAAAAAGAAGTTATGGCTAGAACAGGTGGTTATGATAAAGAAAAATTAAACAAAGAAGAAGTTAAAAATTTACAAAAAAAAAGAAAATCAGATTTAGTATGGTTAAACGACACTTGGATATATAGAGAATTACATCCGTATGTTCACGAAGCAAATAAAAATGCCGGTTGGAATTTTGACTGGGACAGATCTGAATCTTGTCAGTTTACAAAATATAAGTTAAATCAATACTATGATTGGCATTGTGATAGTTGGGATAAACCTTATGAGAGAAAAGATCCCAATCATCCAGAACACGGAAAAATTAGAAAACTATCTATGACTTGTCAA